TAATCGAAAATTATAATGTATTGAAGTCCGTTCTAGAGAACAAGGGGTATAAATTCTATTCACAAACAGATACTGAAGTAATAGTTGCGTTGATATCAGATTATTATAAGACATGTGGAAACACAGTAGATAGTATAAAATACGCAATTGGTGATTTAACCGGGACTTATGGATTGGTGATATTAAAGTGTGATAAACCCGACGAAATTCATTGTGTCAGGAATGGTTCTCCAATTCTGGTTGGTATGACAGATGATATATGTATAATAACTTCGGAACAGAGTGGATTTTATAATCAAGTAAACACGTTTGTAACGCTAGAGAATGACGATATATGTAGTATATATAAAACCGATACAAGAATCTCAATCAAAACGGAAAACGTATACCAAGAAAGTGTATTGACAAATAAAGGGCGTGATTTATCTCCCGCTCCTTATGCGCATTGGACTATAAAGGAGATACACGAACAACCCCAAACAATAATGAACGGTATAAATATGGGCGGACGTATAAAAAACGAAAGTCAAGTGAAATTGGGTGGACTAGAAGAACACATCGATTTATTGAATGATGTAGAGAACATAATATTACTGGGTTGCGGTTCGTCATATAATGCGGGATTATATGGTTCTCATTACATGAAGAAAATATGTGGATTTAATAGTGTCCAGGTAATAGACGGTGCGGATCTATCCTATTATGATATACCAAAAAATGGTAAAACCGCATTTATATTAATATCACAGTCAGGAGAGACAAAGGATTTACACCGTTGTGTGGAGATTGCGAAACAACACGATGTGGTTACCATAGGTGTAATAAATGTGGTTGGTTCACAGATAGCACGAGAGGTGGACTGCGGTATCTATTGTAATACAGGTGTAGAGGTGGGAGTTGCTTCAACGAAATCATTCACATCTCAAGTGGTTTGTCTATCATTAATTTCCATTTGGTTCTCCCAGATAAAGGATTTAAATAAAAATGCCCGGATTAATATGATACGAAATCTACGAAATTTAACAAATGATTATAAAAAAACACTCGAGATGGTCGAACCGGAAATGGCATTACTTGCTCATAAAATGAAGGACGTAACTAATTTATTTATACTCGGTAAGGGTTGTGATGCGATTATTGCACATGAAGGTTCTCTGAAGATAAAGGAAATTAGTTATATACATTCCGAAAGTTATTCTGCAGGTTCTCTGAAACATGGACCGTTCGCTCTATTGGACGAAAACTTCCCTGTTATATTATTGAATTGCGTGGAAACACATGTGCCAAAGATAATAAATTGTTACGAAGAAATAATATCAAGGGGCGCACCGGTCGTGCTAATTTCAAGCTGTCATATGAATAGAACCAAAGACTTGTTAACAAGGGAAATCACTATCCCAGTAAACCGTTATTATGGTTCTCTATTAGGACTAATTCCATTACAATTATTATCATATTTTTTATCTATAGAACGAGGAATAAACCCCGACACACCCAAGAACTTAGCGAAGGTAGTTACTGTAGAATAATATAAAAGTAATATTATATAATAATATACAAATGGACAACATTCAACATGAAACGCGTATACGGAGGTTGAGTAATTTTTTTGGTGTTTCAACATCGAATATTATTGAAGCGCATGTAGAAGATTTAGATTCGGATGAAGACGATAAATCACCATTATCAGACGACGAATCATCTAATTGCTCAGAACTATGTAATTATTATGATTTGAAAGTGTTATATGAAAGTTGGGATGAATACGAGAACCTAAGAGAAACATTTCGCGAATCTTTACCAGGTATTTTAGGTTCAAATGATACAAGAAAATGTATATTTCTAAGTAATGAAGAGGACGCGGGAATAACAAGCATTTCACCAATTGAAGACGACTTAAAACGGGCTCTTAGTGCCCTAATCAAAAATAAGAACAATACGTGGGTCAATGAGATTTCACGCATAATAATAAATTCACTTCAGGGTATAGAATCAACCTTATGTGTACTACAAGCGGATAGTAAAAACACGATAGATTATGACAACTTGTATACAGAATTATCCATTGGTGTAATCACAAATATTATAATGGAAACAAAGGATAACATGGGTGAATGTGAGTTGAATCGACTAGCAATATTTAAATGTTCGAAATGCAATAAGATAACGACCTATTTATTTAATGAAGGAGAACAACAAGATATGTGTGGTAAATGTTGGTCTGATTATAAAGATTAAAAAAAATTGTTGACATTTTACAAAACACACCCTCCCATTCACCCAGACACACATATTGGTTTAAGCACCTCCGATCTTACGTTGAATAACATAAAAGCGATTCTTGTATGTTTTTTTGAATTTGAAGCTAATGTCTTCACTTGAGAGGGGAGAATCGTGTTTGTCCTTTATGTTGGATATCAATGTGTCAACTTCTCGTCGAATGTCGACAAGATGTGTGGTGCAAAAGTCAGTATATGACGCTGCTGGGTTAACATGACTAATAAAATTAGAGTTATCATTGCACGCAGATAGCTTAAGTGAAATGGTCTGTTCGATGTGCTTATCAACAGAGTGTAGAAACTTGGTAGACAAACATATATATCTTCTTTTGTTCACTGGCTTTGTTGAGTTGTGTCTGTTAAGGTGTAGCTTCCTATAGTAAAATCGAGAACTTTTAAACAATGCGTCCATTACATTACCTTTAAACCCATTGATAACCAACCTGTCATGTTCACTCGCAAATAACACACGATTTTCATGTAACAACACGTTCCAGTGTTTCTTGAAATCACACAGTTTATCATACCTGTGTATGCGAGAAAACTCACTCAATGTGTCGACAACGTCTTTTGAAAATGCGTATCTGTAAGTAGGAATTGTAATTTTCATGTTATGAATTAAAACGTTGGATTTTTTACTTTGATATTATAAAAACTTTTATAATATCAATTTTACGATAAAAACACAATTAACACAATTAATCGGTGTTAAGATGCTTTTCTATATAATTATACCGTGGATTTGATAATACATTTGAAATAAATTTATACATAGTTGTATTACGTAAATAAGATACATCAAACTTATCAATATCGTCAATGGATGAAATAGAATTACCACACAGGTAGAAGTTATTTGACGAGGCGTCAATGTTCTTAATCTGAAGATAATTATCACGTTGTATATTCCAATAAACGAAAAACGAGGTGGAAAAGAATTTTTTCAATATTTGATTAACTTGTTTCCCCCCGTTAAAAATAAAGAATATCATATCACTACGCGCATCCGTGGTGTTGTCTGGGTCAAATGTGTACACAATATCCTTAATAACACCATCGTTTGTCATTTTACAATTTGTGAAAACAATAGCTTCTAGTAACATGGAAAATGCTGTATCTATATTTGAATTTGTTGGATGTTTACTCAGATCACAAACTTTCTGTAATATATCACAAAATGTATCACCATCATTAATAATAACCCAAGATGCTGTGTTTTCATATACAATAAATCTCTGTAAACCAGAACGTTGCGCAATCAATATTCCTAATCCAATGGCACTATTTCTAGAATCGAGGTCCATATCCCAACTAATATCAATAATGGGTATAGACGAGCCAAAACCTTTTTTGGATTTCAAATTCTTATTCCATATATGATTATACCAAGCGACCTGTTTATCAATATATGTAGAGTCGGCGCCATTCGTTTCTCGCTGTAATAGTAATGATATAACACTCGATACTATAGTGGATACAGGCAATAAACTCTTTTTATTTTGATGTTCGTAATCACCAAATTCTTTAACCTCGTCATAGTAATCGGTAAAGTTTGTTCTACATTCAATCCTATCGTCTGTGTGTGTCTTTAAAAATGCCTTCTTTTGTTTAACAATAGTCCCAATTGAAACGTTCTCCGGATTGACGTCACTCCATTTATTATTACACTGTTTGATCTGAACTGTATCGAGCTCTTTATTTAACGCCGATATCATCTTTCTATAGTTTTTTTTAAAGTTTTTAATGGACTTTTCTCTCTTATCATCGGGAACATTAAGTAGGTGTGGTGTGAACATCTGAGTCCATTGTATAACGATTCGTTCGTATAACCAACCGAATTTACTGTTTTCGCGCGGCGACCACTTTGCGGCAAATGACATATAGTCTCTACCAATTGGTCGCTCTGTGAGTGTAGCCGGATTATTAATTACCTCCTCGAAGTATTTACCTAGTGCCTTATTCCATAGAATACGGTCATTATTGAGTTGGTGGTTCATTATACCAATGGCACTATCAATAAGTTCTTCATTTTGTTTTGATTCGAGAAGACTGAAATTCTTTACATATCTACAGAAATATTTTATATCACACCATGAACCGTAGGGTGAATGATGTTCCTCGTTTTCGCCTATTACCAATGAACGAAGAGCGAATACAGCAGAAACTGGGAAATGTTTATACCATACACAAATTAACATATAGGTGATGTCTTTCTCCCCCTTTCCGTATGAAATATCTCTAGTATGAGCAATCATTTTATATAACATTTTAATGTGACATTCTTTAGAGTCTGAATCGCAATCCGATTTAATACGATCCAACAATGAATCCATCTTACTAAAAACAATGTTTATACTGCTTGCGTCACGTTTACGACACAGATTCAAGTATAATTCTACGATAGTCTGTTCAATATTATCTGTTGGTGTTTCTTTAATAGGTGCTAGTTCAGGGAAATCATTAATACAAGAAGTCATATATAGTAATGATTACGAACAGTCATTTATATTATTTTTCTAAGTATTTACGTGTTTTTTTGAATTTGGTTGGTAGAACAATTCGAACTCGTTTTTTTGTTTTAGAATGTGTTTTGTTATTGTTTTCTTCTAACTCTTTAATTTTTAATATCGAAAATTCCTTCTTTGGTTTATTTATAGATTCGCGAAATGTAAAATACAAGGCATTTACATCATGAAATACAAAGATGGATGGGTGAATAACTATATCATCAACTGGTGGGATCTGTTTTAAAAATTTGGTCGATGTTTCTGTCGTCGAATCAGCATATCCTTGAATGTGTTCGGGTTCTAAATCTACCAAGTATAACCAGGTATCATCATATGTATATACGTTCCCGTTTCTGGTGTGTCTTTTTTGCTGTATTATTTTTAACACCACATTACTTGGTATAACACCTACATTGGTATTAACATCCCACGGTATTTCAGTTTCTTCGTGAATTATATTGTCAATATAGTCATTTTTGTTAATATAAATAAAATAAGTGTTTATTGTCGATAAAGATTCTCGAATGTAATTTTGGTCAACTGTTAGCAATTTTTCTTCGTCTAAAACCCACGAGGACATTATACTATTTTTCCATGGCATTAAAGTTTTGTTATAATAACGAATAGCATATAAAAGAATATTTACTATACAATATGTCTCAAAACCGCATAATGTAGTTGTAAAATTTACAAACCGAAAGGTAGTAAAAAAAATTAACCCTTGAATATAAATAATTGAGACAGGTTTTCTGAATAAGTTGATTGTGTTAATTATCATAATTTTTTTATTCAGACGACATTAAATAAAAAGACAGAAGACGTTCTGTAATATAAACAATTATATTATAGAAAAAATTGAAAATGAAAATCATGTTATAAAAAAGAGCATAATGATTCAACTATGCATACCAAGGATAGATACAACTATCAGTAAGGATTACATCTTTAAAACATTGTGTAAATTAAAATGGGGTAGAATCGTAAAAATAATAGAAATCCCATTGCGAGATGATAATTCATTCAAGCGCATCCTTATAAATATAAACTTGAATGAGTCAAACGACATTAGAAACACATTAACAGATGGAAAATACATTAATATAGTGCATGACCCCATATCACCATGGTTTTGGAGAGTGACAATGAGTAAATCACACGATAAGAAACCATAATTTTAATCTAAGTTATATTTTTAATTATAAATTGGGGATATGTTTTACAACAATTGGATGATTCGATTGATTGTTTACTACGCGTGTACCCAACATTCTATGTATACACCAAAACTTATGTTCTTCGGCGCATTTGATCTCTCTGATGAATGCGTCATCCATGTAACTATACGCATTCTTATAATCTATAATCTCATCTCTAATTTTATCCTTTATGTCTATTAAAAATGTAAGGCGATTCCGTAAACGTTCATCATCATTGTTCCGTGTTTCGCATTTAAAAATAATATAACGCATTTCGTTCTTGACATCGCAATATTTCAACGTCAGGCTTTTTTTATATGTTTCGATCCTCTTAATGAATGAAAATATATTGATATGACTTATTATGGGAAATACATTTTTTATATCATCTGGTATGAAAATTGTCGTTGCATCCTTAATTTCGAATATCTTCTCTTCGAACTCCTTTAATTTTTCAATTACCAGATGATTTTGGTCTATTTCATTATCCAGAAACATAAGACGACTATTTGCCATTTCAAGCACGGTTTGTAGTTTATCATACTGACACGCAATATGTCCGTATATCTGATATGTGGATTCTAATTTATAGTAATTGACGAGCGATATAAGCAGTGTAATTATGGCATTTAATACGACAATATACATGTCAGACCAAGTAGATGAACACACAAATGGTGATATTACGGTAACAACAGTAGAAATAAACAACGTAGGTATCATTAATGCGTTCAATTTACACTGTGTAAAATTTTTAGAATGTATATATAGATTTTTTTGTCCGTTCAAATATGTAATAATAATTTCAAGTTCATTTGAGTTTTTATTTTCAGATGTATATTCATTGAGTGATTTCTCAACCTCTTTATATGTTAATTTACGAAATCGTTTAAGTTTTTGCGCATTGTCATTTCTTTCTGTGTCTCCCTCTGAATATTCGCTTATATTTATATCACTAACACCAATGGTCGTTCTGACATTGGTTGGTTCATCAGAAGTAGTAAGATTACTGTCTCGTTTATTATCAGTTGATTCGTCTGACCTATTATTTAATGCGATTTGTCTAATGGATTTTGTAACATCAGAAGTAGTAAGATTGCTGTCGTGTTCATTATCACTAGTTCCAAAGAAAATGTTGCTAACTTTCAATAAATTCCGTTCTGTTATTTCGTCAGACTCTTGTTTTTCTAATAAATTCGTCTCACTGCTACTGTTTGATAGCGTAATAGGACTATTTGACCCTCGATTCAATTTATGTAATGGTGTGCTACTTAGCTGTTCTAGATTTTTTTCGTTTAGTTCATTTGGTCTTCGCGTGAATGGTTCCATATTAATATTTAATTGATTCATAAAATGCGAATCAGTGTATTCAATTAGTATATTTTCACCTTGGGATTTTATTTCGTTATTTTTATCCAGACTTTTATCTATTTTAATTGGTAAAATTTTATCATGGTTATCATTTATCATTATATCTTTACATGATAGAAAATTGAATTATTAAAATTCGCTTGATGTGTATTTAAAATAATCGACAATCAAATGAATGAGACAATTTCTAGTCTAAATCCTACACAAATATTGGCTGAAAAACGGCATGAGCGTAACAATGTAAGTGATTATTTACGGAGTAAAAATCGTTATATAATGACGTCGCGTTTCAATAACGCAACATGGGATGAGAATCGCAGTTTTATGACGACTAAACCTAAATTGGGATGTGTCTATTGTTCTCCATCACAATTGGGTCATAACATTCCAATTGACGGAGTATTGTTCGTATTGGAGATGAATAATGATATAAACCGAATTATGGGAATTGGCATGGTGGTAAATCACCCTCAAATACGAAAATACTCAGTTTATAAAAATAATAATTATAATCGGTATGTCTTTTCGGGTAAACACCGCATCGACCGCAACGACATGCTTGAGAAGGAGGAACAGATTATGAAGGCATTCGATATTTTATGCTTCAAGGGACATTATCACATGAAACGAGGACAGGGATTACTTTCATACCCTCCTATAATGCTGTATAGAGCTTCAATTGTGATTGATTTAGTTGATTTTATAAATAGTATGTTTGTGAATCGCAATTTATTTAAAAAGAAACAAGAAATATAAACCTATTGTATAAGTTACGTTAATAAACCATGAGTAGTGATTTTGTTATAAATAATTATATAGATGGTGAAAATGACGATAGGCTGTATGAATTATTGGGCTTTGATACTACCGACAAAACGGACGACAATTGGAATATATCGGATGCTGTTTTAGAAGCCAAGATTTTAAGTATGATAAACCAATATAAAACAGCAAAGGCGAATAGTTCGGGAAATGATGACGAATACGATAAAGTCATAACATTCATGATAGATATTTACAAACATTTTTTCGATACTGATATAGATGGGGATGGGAAAAATGACCGCACTGGCACAGATGTAAAAAAATATGAATCGGAAACCGATGTTATCGATGATGCTGTTGGTGAGAAATCAGAAGAGGTTGTAGACGACGCATTACGTTTATCATTAACAGAAGGTGATGTAGATAAAACGACAACAGGTACAGACTCAAATACGACATTTAATTATTCATATCCTATCAAATATCCAACAGGGAAAGATGGACTATTGTATCGTGAAGTTACAAAACGTATTGTAACAATAGATAGTTCTTCCCGTTCCCGTCCAACATCAACAACGCCTAGTTCATTTACACTGAATCTATCCGAAACATTGAAAAATGTAGTGAAATTGAAGTTATATTCGGTTACCATTCCATATTCATGGTATACTATAAGTAAGGACTATGGTAGTAATCTATTTTATTTCAAAGGTACGTCTCCGGGAATTGATAATGCTCTGCATGATATAAAAGTAGAGATACCACCTGGCAATTATTCAGAGCTTGAATTGGCTGCCGTTTTGAATGAAGCATTTAGTTCTTTGAGGGGTGTTACTACTGGATTGTCAGATTATATCACATCTATAAACATAAATACGCCTGGCACTTCAATGAATGAAATGTCTATAGAATATAATCCATCATCTTTACATTCGACTATGTTTACAGATATACGGAAAACATATGATTCGAATTCATTTAAATTGCGTTTTCCATATCATTCTAGTGTGTATGACGCACTTGGACAGCGCAATGTAGATTCGATACCTTCGTTTTTTGGATTAGAAAAAGAAAGTTATAATAGTTTTACAATCCGAACAACACGGAGCAACATAAACCAGGTCACTGCCGGGGGAGATTCACATATCATAAGCACATCCAATAATAAACTTAGAGTGGTTCGATACACACCAGACGCGAATGGGGCATTTATTGAAGCAAATATAATTATTGGAGGTGATTACACAATTGAACTGAAGGCTATGTCCAGTGCACAATATATAACGAGTGAAATACTACCCGATTTAAATACCAAATTAAAAACATTCGGTGCCATGTCGACATATTACATAAATCCATCTGGATATAATTATATGTCAATACGACTTGACCGCGACGATTACATCAATAATTCAAACACAAGAATAATGGTTATTTATCCCCAAACATCTGACGAACTATGGACAGGCGACACTTCTGTTCTGGGCTTGGACTACGATACGCATTTGGGGGCAACGGTGGACATATCGGGCGAAGCACACAAATATAAGGTACTAAATAGTATATTATCAGAAGAACCGACGATACAAGATCGTATTGTGGTAAACAGAGAACTAAAAGTGAAATTAAATTGTATAGCACCATATTTCAACGGGTTACTTGTTGATGGTATAATGACTGATACCGAATTAAATAATTATGAAGTAACTATACCATTAAACGTGTCTGGGTATACATCACAGGGCTTTATAGATGCGATGAATACCGAGTTTTTTACTTTAAATAATTCTCTAATAGATACCAAAAACCCATCTGGTATTTTCCGTAATTTCGGCTTGGACCCATCTACTAACATTTTTGATATATCATCTAATAAACTTGTGTGTAAATTCGATATTATTAAAAATATTTCTCTGGAGTCATATACATTAGATTTATCTGGGACCATTCTCGGAAACATGTTTTCTGAACTGGCTACTAACTATCATGATGTAGATATGTCAGCCAATTCGGCTATACATGAAACTTTGCCAAGTCCTCTTGGGTATGGTGGCGATGATTCTTCTACATATCTTATTCATTTGACACCAAAATCCTCGAGTAGTGTTAGACATTTACCTCCGATAGATATTTCTGCATCGTATATAGAAGAAGATGGTAATTATGTATTTTGGGGCGATACTGTTTTGACCCTTGCCAATTTTATTACTTCTGTGCAGAAATCTCTAAAAAGTTATGAATATATAGATGATACTATAGGTGGTACAGACGCATCCAAAACCTATATATTTGCCAATTCCAGTTTTACTATGTCCGACACGGGGACAGGAGAACTTGATTTTGATTTGTATTTTAATATGAATTTATCTCTTAGCGAAATGGATTATAGTTTAGAATTTACAGATGTTAATGCTCCATTGGATGTAAGTGGAGTATGGTCAGACAGTTTTAATTTAATTGACTCCTCTTATAACTTAAATTTACCAATCCATCATGACTCCAATACTCATGTTAGTACTGTAACAAGTTTTAAAACAATCGATGCGGATGTAATAAATATAACTGTTCAAAATCAACAAATTATAGTTGAACCATTACCGCCTACCCAAGGCGGTGAAGGTGTATATGACAATGATAATCGTAATACAGTTACTTTAAAAATTCCATTTGGTGAGTATACACGTGATGAATTATTATCTGCCATTAACCATGAGTTTATTACACGAGAGACGCCATTTGGTAAAATAATAACACAAAATATGAAGATGTCAGTTGTAATCCAACCAACAGGTGAAGAACATATATATGTAGATTTCGCAGTGGATCGGACATTCCGCGCAGATGATTATAAAGTTGTGTTCTATGACAGTGCTAGTTTTTCAAAATGTGATATAAATGCAACTAGTATACAAAATACATCACATGATAGCACAGTTGGTTATATATTGGGTTATAGGAATAAAACTGAATATCATTTGATTACTTTACTTCACTCATCTATTGTAGGTGTAAAGCAACTTGTAAGTGATAATACAACCAGTGTAAATATATATACCAATTTTTCGGTTATTATGGATGATTATAATAATAATAGATTGGGTGATACAATTGTTGCCGGCGAATCACCAGATACAACCCTGACATTACCATCATACGCAAAGCGAACGGCAGTTGCATGTGATAATAGTGGAAATCTATTACTATCTATATTAGATAAAAATGGTAATAATATGACGGCAAAACAATTAACTTCAATATATTCGAATATAGAGTCATCTCAAGCTTCAAAAACTGACAGTTTTACTTCAAACAAAAATGTGCTCGCCAAGGATGTTTTTGCTGTAATACCTCTGAATACATCCGGATTAAACGCAAATGAAATTTTTGTTCAAAATGGTGCAACACTACAAGAACAAGAACGCGTTTATTTTGGTCCCGTTGATATACAACGAATTTCTGTAAAACTGATGACGAATAAGGGAAGTTTGATCAACTTAAATGGGGCAGATTGGAATTTCTCTTTCATATGCGAACAATTGGTACAGGACATGAATACAACAATGCCTAGTTAAAAAAAAAAATAATAATATGAATGTAATGTATATATTCACATTATGTATAAAATACCAATTTTAGATGAATTAGGTTTTTTTGGACCGTTCATACTTATTTTTTATGCTATTATAATGCTTACATGTAGGGTTCCGTATATAATTATTTATACATTATTTATGTTAGTAAGCTCGGGTTTAAATACATTTCTGAAGCACACGATACGTCAACCACGTCCAAGTAAAACGGGAATAATGCACAGTGAATTTGAAAGTGTAACTGGTGCAGAGCAATATGGAATGCCATCCGGACACTCACAATCTGTTGCTTTTTCTACAGCATTTATATATCTTGTGACAAAATCTATATATTCACTCATTGGGTGTTCATTTGTATCCTGTCTTACATTTTACCAACGTTATAAGTATAAACGACACAGCGTTTCTCAAATTATTATGGGGGCTTTTACTGGCGTTGGTGTTGCTTCACTCGCTTATTATTTAACAATCAGATATTTAAGTTATAGTTGAATTGGTTTATATGTTCAATTGGTTTATTTTGTCCGTATAAATTATATGTCACAAGGAGATTATATAAAACGAAAGCAAATGTCACATACATTAGTTGATAAAGTGAATCCCGGGTCAAATGGATTGTCCTCTTATGGAACTGTATTGAATGCAAAGGATTATACTGATTTTAAAAAGTATAGTTTAGAGGGGACTATAACCAGCACGACGGCAACCTTAAATAATCTTGAGATTCCAAATAAACAGAGGATATTTGACATGGAAATGGACACAACCAATTGTCCTTCGTTTGTAGTTTGTGGCACGGAAGGTAATGGAACAGATGCTCGTCCCAATCGCGTTCTCAGTGGTCTTGCCCCTACATGTAATCCCATAATGAAAGCACCGGGTCGTTCTGTTCCGCCTATGTGGGATGAAACAAATAAAAAAATCACATCACAATTTGTATACCCTGCATTTAAAGATAAGACGTGCAATTGTAAGAGATCACGAAGTTCTATGGTTGGTGGTGTAATGTCAGAAACATTCACAAGTTGTTCGGTGTGTAATTAAACACCCGATGTCATTGATAACAATTTTGAATATTATTCAGATTTTGTTCTGTATATTATTGTATTATGTTTGAGTTTATATATTTTTATTAGTGGAAAACGTAAAAATACATAAATGCGGTCATTTATTTGCAAAACCAGACCCCTGATTTTATGGTTTAGTAATGAGACTACTTGTCCGCTTTGCCGATGTTCTATATGAACATATTATAATTTTGGCAAATGAATGAACCAAGTGCGTTTGCAGATAATAATATATAATTGTTTTATATATTATACATGAGCCAGTATTTTGATAACAAAGAATTGTTTTTAGGAGCAAGTTCCCAACAATATGGTAGTCATATGGTAATGACGAACGTAGCAAAGGAATCCAAAATGAAATTCATCAATATAGATACACGTTTTAAAGATGATTATGAAAGTGTCACCGATTCGAATCATAACATAACTCTACCAGAAAGGTATACTGAGGTTCGTAATATTTCGGTAATGAATGCCGAGATACCATTAACATATTATAATATATCGAGCGCACTCGGAAATAATGCTTTCAGTGCAAATGTAAATGGCACTACTACTTTGGTAATTGTGCCTGACGGAGAATACACAGAAGCAACTCTGAAAACCGAGATAGATAGTGGAACTAGTGACCTGACAATAGTGATTGCGAAAACTTCATTGATTGAACACACCGCTGATATTACCACAAAATTAATTATTGATTTTTCTGTTGATGATAAGGGTAATCTTAATAGGTTCGGGTTCAAATCTTCACTCGGGTGGTTGTTAGGATTCCGTAGTCCCACTTATACTTTCGAAGGTACAATGCTAACTGCTTATAATATCAGTGGGTTGAAATCGGTAGGAATAGTTGATTTACATGGACCTCGCTATTTATATTTAGTTATTGACGAATACACCAGTAGTGGTAACCAATCATCATTTGTATCCCCTCTTCCAAATTCATTAATAAATAAGAATATTTTGGCCCGAATCAGCACTCCTACCCAATCATTCGGGTCTATATTACATGCGAATTTAGCAAATGGTTATTTGATGAGTGATGTTCGTTCATACACAGGTAAGGTCGATATCCAAAAACTGAATGTTCAACTCGTAAACGAATTCGGTAAGGTTATCAATTTAAATGGTGGCGATTTCTCATTCTGCCTCAAGATCCAACACGAATAAGAGAACCTAGTATAATTATATCATCTTATATCAGATTATAAGATGATTCAAGAAATTATAGGAAAACTGGCATCAGAATCGCTCCTGAGTCTCTATCCCACTATTGTAAAAAATATCAATATTCCATTCGAACTCAAGCTATGGACTCGATTTATTCCATATACACTCATATCATTACTTTTTATAGATTTCAAGTTTGTGAAGGAGAACCTATTCAGTAAAAATGGTTTTTTACTGTCATTTATCACGGTTATTCACATTTATTCATCTTATAAAGGGTTTGAGGGACTTGAAAGTGGTGTTGCATATACAATATTCTATTTGTATCCACTTATGATACTTTTGATGGCTGGTGAGAAAATATCGCCATTTATGATTCTACCTCTCGTCGGTGTTACACTACTAGTTTCAGAAGACACTGAAGTAAAGAAGGATACCGATGAACACATAGAGAACCTAGAACAAAAAGGAAATAAATCAGACGAAAATAAGGTAAAAATAAAAAAAGACACTATGTTCTCCGTAGCCATGATTTTATTGGCGGGATTCACAGAAGCATTACTTTACTTTGTAGTTCGTAGATTGAAAACGCCAAACAACTGGAATCATCTATTTATATCTTATGCTTTTGGAGCAATCGCTCTATCAGGTTCTGTTCTAAGTAAATTAAATACAGTTTCATTCAATGGATTACTATCGTCATCTTTCATACTTAATATAGTAATAGGTCTTTTCGGTTATTTATTACGTTTCTATGCAACTACGAGGTTAGAACCATCAATGTATGCTCCATTATCTTATTTTGGTATTGTTATGTCTTACGTTTATGGTATAGCTTTCAATACGGATGTTATTACTTTGAAAAAGGTTATTGGGACATTATGTGTAATATTACCAAACTTATATATAAAAATTTAGCTCGTAATGAGTTGATTCATCAACTTTATAAAATTGATTATAATAATTTCGTTATAATCAATTGTAAAAAAACAACACATGGATTTATCTGATGAACAAGACCATGCCTTAGATTTATTTAAAGCTGGTAAAAATTTACTAATAACAGGTCCAGGTGGAGTTGGTAAGACCCACCTCATTCATAAATTTATAGAACATTCAAATCGTATTGGTAGGAATGTACAAGTATGTGCCCTTACTGGTTGTGCTTCGCTGCTTCTCGGTTGTAGTGCCAAAACGATTCATTCGTGGAGTGGTATAAAACTAGCAAAGGGGGCAAAAAAACAAATTATAGACAGGGCTGTAAAGAGTAGAGGCGTTAAACAGCGATGGAAAAGCATTAGGGTTCTCATTATAGACGAAGTTTCTATGATGAGTAAGAAGATATTCGATGTATTAGAAGAACTGGCGCGACATATGAAACAAAATCAGCAACCATTTGGAGGAATTCAACTAATTATGAGTGGGGATTTCTACCAACTACCACCAATTGGAGATCCAAACGAACCATCAACTGGGCAATTCTGCTTCGAATCGCAACGATGGCTCACGGTTATCCCATGGGACAATCACATAGAGCTCAATACAATGTTCCGTCAAAAAGATCCAAAATACATTGAGATCTTATCACAGATAAGACAAGGAGCGTTAAGTCCAGGAAATGCGAAATTACTAGAAGGATATGTCGGACGAAAATATAACCCCGATGAAAATAATGGTATTGTTATTTCCAAATTATTTCCAGTTCGTTCGAGGGTTGATTATATTAATAGACTAATGTTTGAAAAGTTAGATACACCAATTGAGTCCTACTCGGCTGAAAAAATACACGATTGTTGTTCATATGTAGAATCGGGCGAGGCAATTGAAACTGGTTTACTCGAATTATGTAAACAATTATCGATGACCGAACGGGAACATGAAATTATAAACATGCTGGCAAATACGCAGTGTTTGGAACAACTGGATTTAAAAATAGGGGCGGCTGTTATGTGTACCGCCAATCTAGACTTAGAAAATGGCATTTGTAACGGTTCACAGGGTATTATAAAAGCGTTTGTTGGTGTCTCTAAAACCCCCCAAGTGCTATTTACAAACGGTCAGTTAATGCTACTACCCAAACATAAATGGCAATCGCCCGATTACCCGTCCATCGTATTGGCACAATACCCATTACAACTGGCATGGGCACTCACTATACATAAGATACAAGGGGCAACGTTGAGTATGGCTCAAATCGACATTGGGTCTAGTATATTTGAATATGGTCAGACATATGTTGCTATGTCACGCATTAAGTCGTTGGACGGCTTATATCTCAGTGGATTCAATGCGAAAAAGATTAGAGTAAACCCATCTGTGACCGCGTTTTATAAAATGATTCCCGATATTGAATACGTGGAAGCTCTGGACGAACTTCCCCAAGAACCTGGGAATACACCCGAAGAGAAACCTGAAGAGAAACCTGAAGAGAAACCTGAAACACACTATGCCATACTTGGTATATACGAGACTGCTACATCGAGTGAAATCAAACAAGCATATCATAAACTAATTCTATTATACCACCCCGACAAGAGTTTGAACGCAGATTCGATTGATAAATTCAGGAAGGTTCAAACCGCATATGAGGTAATTGGAGGAACAGGAAAGAATAAATACGATTTAGATTTAATGATGAACCGTCATCGTAGACGATAAACTTTATATTTATTACAAATGTGTTTTTTATGTTTATGTTTTTTGTGTTTTTTGTGTATTTTTTGTAAAAATTGAAAAGTATTTGCAGAAAGAGACAATACAACACATTTCAACAACAATCTTACAAAAGACTCACTAGCAATTATGACTTCTACTACTACTACTACTACTGCCTCCAGTGCTGCGCCCAGTATCTACATTCACCGTGCTCACTCCGAGTGCTGTGACCCGGACATCTTCAAGACCACCTTTGAGAAGGCACTCGGGAATGATGGGTGCGTTCGCTCTATCGACCTCGTCAAGAAGACCGACCAGAACGGCATTCCCTTCGTGCGTGCCTTCATCCACTTCAAGTTCTGGCCCGAGGGAGATGTCGCCGACCGCATGCGCCGCGAGTTGATGACTGACCAGCGCCTTACCATCACTTATAACCACGAGACGAACTGGTTCTGGCGCTTCTGTCGCTCCAAGCTCCCTGCTCGCGATGACAAGACCGCTCCCAGGACCAAGCGTAAGCCCAGGAAGAACCACTAC